TCAGGAATAGGTTTACACTTCTTATCAGTGTTGCAATAGTATTGTCCCTTCTTACAGGAAGTCTTCGCCATTATACAGACTATTCAGAGCTATTATTATTTAGCAATCCGTCTTTTAACATCTTTGAGAGTTCACTTGTAGAACCAACAAAGAGTGCGTTGTTTGTAACAGTGCCTTGTTTCTTTGGATTATCCTCTTCTATATCTTTAACTTTTTTATGTAAATCTGCTAACTTATCTGTTGTATCTGCAACACTTTTTATTAATTGTCCAGCAACCTCATATGCTCTTGGACTTGCTGTTTCCCCTGCAACTTCCATAATACCATTGATCGCTTCTTGACCTTTCTCTATAAGTGAATATAAATTACCTCTTGTATAATCATAATCTTTTTTAACTTCATCAACCTTGGTTACTTCATCTTTTTCTTGTTTTACAATTGCATCCACCTCAACACTACCATCAGTGTTGAAAGTATCATTTAATGAATCGTAACCTTTTTTCATTTTTTATCACCCTTCTTATATAATTTATTTAATCTGTCCTGTGCATCTTTTATTCTTTTATTTTTTGCAATTATGGTTTTCATTTTTCTAGTCACTATGGGTATTTTATAATAGTCTAAATCTGGGTCATTACGTTTTTTAGCTTTCATATATTGCATAAGATCACTCTCACCTTCAGGATTAAAATGTGTTTTTTCATATTCGGGAGTTTTAATACCTTTATTACTTACTCCTCTTGCACTTTTATGCTTTGGTAATCTAAAATTATCAGGATGTGGTTTTATACCAGTTCCTTTTGGTTTTCCAATCGAGGTTGCACCAGTTATACCCTTAATTGGTTCAGGAGTTGGTTTAATATATCCTTGCCTTACATTTCTTAAATATGCCTTTCTTCGTATAATATCACTTTTTGGAAATGGTCCTGTACTTACCGTTTTTAAAGCGTTAGGAATTTCTCTTGGTAGTTGATTTGCTTTTCTCAAACTATCTTTAAACAATGATTTTACAACTTTACTATTGAAAACAGCTTTAGCAATTTTTAATTTACCTTCAGATATAAATTCCTTGTAAGTTTTCATTATATATCTACCCCTCTATTTGGTGCAAACTCTTTTCCGTCACCAAAGAATGTGCTTGTTTCTGTAAATCCAAAATCATCACCTGGTTCAATAAATGGTGTATCATCAGTATCTATAACACCATCATCGTTATAATCTTGTTTTGGTTTAGGTACAACAGTGTATCTCTGCTCTCTTTTTGCAGTTCTTGTATTTGTATCTGAGTAGTAATCCAACTGAACTTTTTTGATAAGTCCGTCTGGAGTTCTTGCAATGTGATTAAAGAAGAATGTTTTTGCTGTAAATGAAAGTGTATAAATTAGTGCTCTTCTTGTTGCAAAATCACCTTCATAATCATCTTGTTGTGCGATGTTTTGAAGAACCATTGGAATATCTCTTTTTTCTCCGATTGATTTTACTAAGTCAATCGATATATTAAAACCTGGTTGAAAAAACGGTAGTATTTGCTCTAGTATTTGTAATCCATCATCTTGTAATTTTACTAAAATGTTTAAATCAAAACCAAGATTATATGGAACAGGCATGAATACCTTTTTCATTTTATCACCATCATCACTATCCAATGCCTTGAATGTTTGTGTAATACCTGCTTTTCTTGTAGAGTCATAGGAGATATTTGTAATCTCAAAAGACATTCTTGGTAGTGTGATTTGAGTCGCTTTATTTAATTCTGCTTGCTGCGTAATTCTTGCTAAAAACTTTTGTCTTGGTCCATATGCAATTGGAACTTTAATATCAGATATAACATTTCCAGCACCATCATCGTGACGAACATGAATATCATTAAACAGTGTGCCAAATGCAATAACTGTCTTTCTTATAATTTCGTGATAAAAATAATTGCCTAACATTAGAAACTACCAAATGGATTTGACTCAGTGAAGTCAATGATTAAATCTGCTTCTGATTCAAATATGTCGCCTTCATTATATTTATCGTCTGTGTCATCATCGAAATTAGATACGCTGAATAGAGCACCTGATGTAAGACCCTTGATATCTTCACCAGCAAAGAATCCTGTAGTTGTTGTTCCAATACCGACATTACCTACTTCAAGAATTCCCGTATCAGCATCCCAACTCTTAACTCTTGCCTGTGTTCCAGAACGCATACCTTGAACTATCTCATTGAAGAAATAAGTACCAATGCCACTGATTGTCTCTGGATCAGCGATTGTAATTGTTGGAGATCCTGTGTATGCTGCACCAGGATTAGATACAAATATTGAATTTACTTGATTGAATCCGTTACCAGCATCACCTATCGATGCAATACCAACAGCTCTATCAGAAGCTATACCAGCATTTGGAATTGGAATAGTCACTATGGGAGCAGTACCGAATCCGATACCATTATCAGTCATAGTAAATCTTATTATACCATTTGATGTAGTGTTAATAGAGCAAGTTGCTGCTGCCCCAGTTCCACCACCACCTGATATTGTAATCGTTGGTGGTGTAGTATAGTTTGCACCAGCATTAGTCAACAATATTTTATCTATTGATGTGACATTTGCTATTGAAGTTGTAAATGCTACAGCAGTTGCATTATCACCCGTCGATCCGCTAGGTGATGTGCTTATTGAAACAACAGGAGTTCCTGTAAATCCTGAGCCATCATTATTCAAGAATATTTCACGAATATATCCAGTTCCAAGTACTGGTGTTGTGGTTGCTGTTCTACCAACACCAACTAATTGAAGGGTTGCAATATAACCCACATCATCAACTTGTGTATCAATTGCATCGATTGAAGTATCAATGACCTCATCTTCATATTCAAATAATTCACATTTAAGTTTATAAACATAATTACTTCCTAACTGATAGAAAGGTTCCTCATGTTCTACAAACTTTATTTCAAACAATCTTTGACCTAAAGGAAAAAATACTAAATCACCTTCACGAGGACGAGAAGATAATTCAATATCATCATCTGCATCCATAAATGGTGCGATAAATTCTTCAAATCTTTCTTTTGAGATGGTAAGAGTTACTTCATCTCTTAAACTCATACCAAATTTTGTTAATACATCTCCAGCACCTGCATATCCATCATAAGTATCAACATATGCTTCAAGAGAAAAATTATCATCAAATTTTGATGCTGTGACTTCTTCTATAATTGTTGATTGATTAACAAACTTTCTAGGTATAAAAGTTATTTCAACACCATAAATTTTAAGATGTTCGTTAATTAAACTCTGGACTAATCTTTGTTCTCCTCTCGAACCTTGTAGAAAATGTGGATTTAATGCCATTATTCATCACCCAATGAAGTCTAAAGGAGGTGTCTCATAGTCCATCATCATCCTTGACCTGAGTTCCTCTAACTCTCTGACTCCATCATCATATATCTCCCTACCATTTAATTCTATTCCACCAGGTAATTTAGTTCCTCTAAACTTGATTAAGTTCATACCCCACTGTTTTTTCATTAATGCAACGAAATATCTTTTTACAAATGGATCATTATATACCTGATTATATTCTTCAGGGTCAAGTGCACGAAAACAATCAATTACAATAAAATCATCCTTTTGTTGTGCTCCCCAATCAATATCTAAGTATAATCTATCCTGTCTCTGATTAAATCTTATTTGTTTATCAGTTGTAAGTAAAAAATCAATGTCCTCAAGATATGTTTTAGTCATTGCATATTGCAATAAATTAACAGAATTAAAATAATATAAGTCGTTTAAAAATAATTGATACTTTATACTAAACATTCCACCAGAAATAGAACTTGTATCAAACTTGAATATTCTGTTTATACCAACCACATGATCGGGAACTGCTATAAAGTTAGATGTCTCATAAAAATTACTTGATACGGTTCCTGCAGTATTCGTTGATATGCCTGTCGTAGTTACTATACCAACACCATCAGTTCCTTTTGCTGAACCTCGATCAATATCTTCTTGTGTTATCTTATATTTCAAATACATTCTCTCAATGCCATTGTAATGACGCTCTTGATATAATTGAAGAGTGTCATCAAGTGCATCGTGTATCTGGTCAGTATCAAGGTTTATCTCCAATACAGGATAACCCAGTTTACGTAAACCGAAGTTTATAAGTTGTCCTCTACTGTTTGGTGCTGCCATTACTCTCCGTGAGATTTGCGATTTCCTCTAAAAGTTCATGCTTTTCCTTTTCATAATCATTTTTTAGAGTTTGGAGTTTTGCCTCCAAAAGAACGTTTTGATTTAATGCTGCTGCTAGTTTTGTATGATATAAGTTCACTAATACATTAACATCTACTTCACTGTTTTGTTGCATTTAGAAAGTTCCTCCATCTAGGGTTGAAGTCCAATGTGGTTTGTTTATATAGACGTTGGTGGCAGCACCTGGTACAGATGAAAGGTTTGCAATTGCACCACTCTGACCCTCTCTTCTTAAATTATTAGTTGTGTTAAATGTTCCCTCTACACCAATTAAATTAACAGAATTACCACCTGTCACTGCTGTTTCAACAATACCAAAGGCACCAGTAGAATCTTGTTTTACAATATCACCTACTGCTACTGTTATTCCTGCACTTAAAGAACTTAAGGTTACTTTCGTAATTGCAGTTAATACTTGTTTTGAAGTAATAACAGGTGTTTGTGGAGCATTTGTAGATCTCTGTAGTCCAGTATCATCAAACCAAACAACACCACCTGAAGCAAAGTTACCTGACTGATAGTAGATACCTTTTATATCTAAGAAACCTTTTGTACCTGTGACTACGCTGTTAGAAATAGTTGCATCAGGAACATATGTCCATCTACGACTGTCATCACCGTGTGTTCCATGA